TCAGTAATAGCTGACCACCAGTTGGCCGCGCTGGCTGTTCTTGGGCGTGGCGATGCTGAAGCTGCGGCTCCGTTCGCTGCGGTCCAGATCCAGGCCATTGGCGGAGGGCTGGCTGCTGCTGCGGGCGTCGGCCTTGGCTTGCAGCGGCAAGGTTTTGCCGTTGGCCAGCAAGGCTTCGAGGTGGAGGGGCGCCTTGCATTTGCCCACTTGCAACTGGCTGGGGGCATTGTCGCGCGGCGGAGCGCTCAAGGACATCGGACATTGAGCTTCGACGATGCGACCACTGAAGGTGATGACGCCGCCGCCGGCCAGGATGGCGGACGACAGCAACAGGCATGCCATGGCGGCAAGCGGCGCTGGATGTTTCATGTGAATACCCCGTTTAGTCTTGGCTAGTGTTTGCAGCGGCTCTGCGGCGGCTGTCTTGAATTGCCTTCTAGGTATAGGGGGTATCCGGATTGGGTGCAGGAAAATATTAATATATTAATTTGAATCTTAATAGATATCTGCTATTTGTGTTTCAAATGGACGTGTTATTCATCGATAAATGGTTTAAAAGCGCGAATGAAAGCCGCTCACCCGATCAAGAGGTGAGCGGCTTTTTTGATATGGAGCCCGCCGGCGTCGTCAGTTGTCCGGAGTGCTGCGCTGTTCCAGCTCGCGCTGGCGTTCCGCCTTGATGATTTTGTAGATCCATTGCAGCGATACGCCGTAGCGCCGCGCCAGCTCCGCGTGGTTGCCGCCGGTGAATTCGCGGTAGATCTGTTGATCGCGCTGCGCGGAGCGGTAGGACAAGCCGATGGGGAAGTAGATGTTCTGCCCGCCCCAATGCTTGGCCATGCATTCGGCGATTTCCTGCCCCAACTGCTCGGCTTGCTGTTGTTCGGTGTTGGCGAGCTGTTTCAGCGTCATGGCCACGTGCTGGGCTAGGTCGACGAGCAGTTCCGGGCCTTTGCTGCGAAAGCGTGCTTGCATGGCGTTGTCCTTTGGCGGCGGTATCGATGACGGCCATTATCGCTGTCTTCACGCGCGCGGCCCGGATGACGCGTGTCAGCGCCGGAGCGCGCCCTTCTTCTGTAAAGCGCATTAAAAGACCGCCGCCGTGGCGGTGGCGCATCCTTGCCCTCGTTCGATGGCCATGCGTCGTCGGCAACCGTCATCGCGAGCGATCTCGCGTTCCTTCCCATGTTGTCCAGGAGCCCGCCCGTGGCCAGCACTTCCCAGATCGTCGACGCGTTTGTCACGCGTTTGCGCGGCATTTTGCCGCAACTGAGCGTCGAGCATTATGCCGGCGCGCCGGCCGAGTATCGGCTCGAACATCCGCAAGGCGCGCTCTTGTTGAGCTACCGCGGCAGCCAGTTCGCTGCGCCGCGCGACACGGCCGGTTTCGGCCAGCAGCGCACCTTGCAGTTGGAGCTGACGCTGCTGCTGCGGCGCGCCAACGCGCAGTTCAACGATATGGAGGCACTGGACGCGGCGCGGCGCGCCTGCCTTGGGTTTGCCGCACCGGATTGCCGAGCCGCGTGGCTGTCGTCCGAAACCTTTCTGGGGTTCAGCGACGGCATTGCCCGCTATGCCATTTCGCTGGCCGCCGACACCTGGCAGGTGGCGGAGGCGGCCATTGGGCATGAGCCCGTGTTAACCGCAGTCACTAACGAGGAGCAACCATGAAGTACTTGTATTCCGGGCCGATCAGCGGCGTCACCCTGGCCGACGGCCAGGAAATCATGTTGTTTCCCGGCGCCGAGGTGGACATGCCGGAGCAGCACGATTACACCCGCATGCTGCTGGCCTTGCGGCACCTGAGCCCGCTGCCGGTCGTGGCGGCGGAACCGACCTCCCCTAGCGCTGAACAAGGAGCTTGAGCATGGCAGCGAATTATCTGCATGGCGTGGAAACCATTGAAGTCGAACGCGGCGCGCGCCCGGTGCGCACCGTCAAATCGGCGGTGATCGGCCTGATCGGCACCGCGCCGCTGGCGCCGGAAGCGGCCAACACTCCGGTGTTGTGCCTGTCGGAAAAGGACGCGGCGGCCTTCGGCCCGCAACTGGCCGGCTTCACCATCCCGCAAGCGCTGAACGCGATCTACGATCACGGCGCCGGCACCGTGGTGGTGATCAATGTGCTGGACCCGGCGCTGCACAAGAGCCCGGTCGCCGGCGAGGCAGTGACGCTGGACGCGGCCACCGGCCAGGGCAAGACCGCCAAGGCGGCGCTGCAGAACGTGGTGGTGAAGAGCGCCGACGGCGCCACCGCCTACGTGGCCGGCACCGACTACCTGCTGGACGCGGTCAACGGCAAGATCACCCGGCTGAAGGACGGCGCCATCGCCGCCGGCGCGGGCCTGAAAGTCAGCTATGACTACGCCGATCCGACCAAGATCACCGCCGCCGACATCATCGGCGCGGTCAACGCCGCCGGCAACCGCACCGGTCTGAAGGCGCTGCAGGACACCTATAACCGCTTCGGTTTCTTCGCCAAACTGTTGATCGCGCCGGGCTTCTGCACCCAGAACTCGGTGGCCAGCGCGATGGCGGCCATGGCCGACAAGCTGGACGCCATCGCCTATGTCGACGCGCCGATCGGCACCAGCTTCGCCCAGGCGCAAGCCGGCCGCGGCCCGGCCGGCGGCATCAACTTCAACACCTCCAGCGACCGCGTGCGCCTGTGCTATCCGCACGTCAAGGTGTTCGACCCGGCCACCAACGACACCCGTCTGGAGCCGCTGTCGGCCCGCGCCGCCGGCCTGCGCGCCAAGGTGGACAACGACAAGGGCTTCTGGTGGTCCAGCTCCAACCAGGAACTGGCCGGCGTCATCGGCGTGGAGCGCCAACTGACCGCGATGATAGACGACCCGCAGTCCGAGGTGAACCTGCTGAACGAGCAGGGCATCACCACGGTGTTCTCCAGCTTCGGTTCCGGCTTCCGCCTGTGGGGCAACCGCACCGCCGCCTGGCCCACCGTCAGCCATATGCGCAACTTCGAGAACGTGCGCCGCACCGGCGACGTGATCAATGAGTCGATCCGCTACTTCAGCCAGCAGTTCATCGACATGCCGCTGAACCAGGCCACCATCGACGCGCTGGTGGAATCGGTGAACGGCTATGGCCGCAAGCTGATCGGCGACGGCGCGCTGCTGGGCTTCAAGGCCTGGTTCGACGTGGCGCGCAATCCGGAGACCGAGCTGGCCGCCGGCCATCTGCTGATCAGCTACAAGTACACGGTGCCGCCGCCGCTGGAACGTCTGACCTTTGAGACCGAGATCACCTCGGAATACCTGTTGAGCCTGAAGGGAGGCAATTGATCATGGCAGGCAAGATTGAAATCAACCGCATCACCAACGCCAACATCTACATCAACGGCAACTCGCTGTTGGGTCGCGCCGAGGAGATCAAGCTGCCGGACGTGTCCGCCATCATGCAGGAGCACAAGGCGCTGGGCATGGTAGGCAAGATCGAGCTGCCGGCCGGCTTCGACAAGCTGGAAGGCGAGATCAAGTGGAACTCCTTGTACAAGGACGTGGCCAAGATCATCGCCAATCCGTTCCAGGCGGTGCAATTGCAGGCCCGCTCCAGCATCGAGACCTATGGCGCGCAGGGCCGCTTGCAGCAAGTCAGCCTGGTGACCTTCCTGACCGTGATGTTCAAGAAGAACCCGCTGGGCACTTACAAGCAGCATGAAAACGCCGATTTCAGCTCCTCCTTCTCCGCCACCTACATCAAGCAGGTAGTGGATGGCGAGGATGTGCTGGAGCTGGACTACCTGGCCAATATCTTCCGGGTGGGCGGCGACGACATGCTGGAACTGTACCGCCGCAATATCGGCGGTTGATGAAGGGCCGGCCACCGGCCGGTTTGTCGACACGCATTCTTGCTGATGAGGCGAGGCCCGGCGTTGCCGGGTCTTCCGGAGCAGCCGGAGGCGGCTTGTCGGCAAGCAGGCCGGGGCTTTCAAGCCTTTCCCTAAAGGGCTTTAACAGACCCGCCGGGCCGTAAACCGGAAAATGAAGCTCATCAACCACGCAGTCCGCGACCAAGGAGCTCACATGAAGATCAAACTCAAATACCCGTTCACCAACGCCGCCGGCGAACGCCTGGACAGCCTGGAAATCAGTCGCCTGAAGCGCGCCGATCTCAAGGCCGCCAGCCATCACAGCCAGGACGACGCCGACCAGGAGGATTTCCTGTTCGCGCGCATGACCGGCCTGACGCTGGAAGACATCGACCAGCTCGACATCGCCGACAGCCGCGCGCTGGCGGACTGCTTTCGCGACATGGTGGGCGTCTCCGACGACGCTTAAGGACTTCGACGAAGCGCTGCTGACCGTGCTCGGCCTGCCGCCGTCGGAAATCGACGCGCTGGCGATGGACGACTACTGGTTCTGGTGCGAGGTGGCGGAGCGTGAGATCCAGCGCCGCCACGAGCGCGAACAGCAGTGGCTGGATCGAGACTGATTTTTCCTGCGCCGTGCGTTCGCGCGGCCCGGGGCCGGCCCGTCCGTCAGGACGGCCGCCGGCCCCACCCAGAGCCGCCGGAGCTGGTTTGGCGGCCTTCCCCTCATACTCACAGGCTAACACCATGGTAAGCGAGTTTTTCATCGGTCTTAAGGTGGGAGCGACGCTGTCCGGGGTCTTCGACAACGCCTTCCGCTCCGCGCGCGCCTCCTTGGATGAACTGGGCAAGACCAGCTTGCGCTTGCGCGACCGCCAGCGCGAGCTGAGCGACAGCGTGGAGCGTTCGCGCAAGGCCTTCGCCGCGCTGGATCTGCCGCAGCTGGAGCGAGATCACCACAAGCTGGAGCTGACGCTGGAGCGCTTGCGCCAGCGGCACGACGCCTGGCTGGACAGCGTCAAGCGCGGCCAGGGCGTCAAGCTCGCCCTGCCCGGCGTGTCCCAGGTCAGCGAGCTGGTGGCCAAGTGCCGCGTCGAGCTGCAGGCCTCGGTGAAGGTCAAAGCGGTGATCGAAGTGGAGCAGCGGGTGCTGGAAAGCCAGGAGCGGCAAAAAGACGCCACCTGCAATCCGCGCCCGCCGACCGTGCCCAAGCGCCCGACCCCGCGCGGCGACGGCGGCGACAAGTCCAAGGACGCGCCGCCCGATCTCGAATCCACCCTCCAGCGTCTGCGCACGCCCGGCATCCAGCGATGGATAGGCGTGGCCGACGCTGTTCAGCTGTCCTCGCGCTGGCTGTCCGACGCCGCCGGCAAAACCCACGAAGTCCTGTCCAAAGGCCTGGGCAATAAGGCCTTGCGCTATGTGCACGGCAAGCTCAACCCGCTGCTGGGCGGCAAGCTGCCCAGCGTCGACGCCATGCTGGGCGCGCTGGAAAGCACCCGCGACGCCGGCGACACCGTCGCCAAGGGCGCGGCCAGGGTGGGCCAGGCGCTGCGTCGTTACGCCGACACCCCGGGCAGTGTGCTGGCCAAGATCGCCGCCGCCAGCGAGACGCTGCTGAAAGAAGACGGCGCCAAGGCGGCCCAGCCGGGCAAGACGGGCGGCGCGGCGGCCAAGGGCAAGGCCGGCGGCGGCAAGATCCGCTCCGCCATTCGTCTATTGCAAGGCCTGCCGGCGCCGGACGCCACGCCCTTGATCGAATTCAACGACAAGGTAGGCGGCATCAGCCGCGATGTGGCCAAGGCGGCCGGCACCGTGCACAAGACCTTGTCGCAAGGCATGGGCAACAAGGCGCTGCGCTATGTGCACGGCAAGCTCAACCCCTTGCTGGGCGGCAAGCTGCCCAGCGTGGAAAGCCTGCTTGGCTCGGTGAAAGCGCTGGAGGACGGCGCGACCAAGGCCGGCGAGATCAGCGACAAGGTGGGCAAGTCGCTGCGCCGCTACCAGGACACCAAGGGCGGCTTGCTGAGCAAGCTGTGGGCCGCCGGCAGCGAATGGTTCAAGGAGGACAAGCCGGGGGCCACTCAGGGCCAGGCGGACAAGCCCGGCGACTGCATGGGCGCCAAGCCCGAGAACTGCTGCTGTTGCTGCCAGCCGGCCACGCGCGACATCGACAAGCCCGGCGACGGCATGGACCCGGATCGGGACGAGCGCCGCAAGAAAGAGCGCCGCGACAAGGAGAAAAAGGGCGACAGACGCGAGCGCGGCCGCAAGGAGCGGCGCCCCAGGCCCAAGCCGCGTCCCAAGCCCAGCCCGAAACGGAGGCCCAGTCCGAAGCCGAGACCGAGCCCCAGGCGGAGCCCGCGTCCGCGGCGCCTGCCCAAGGGCCGTGGCTTGCCCGGCGGCATCGGCGAGGTGTTCCGCCGCGGCGCGGCGCTGGCCAAGGCCGGAATCAAGGGCCTGGGCAATGCGCTGAAACAGGTGCCGGGCATGCTGCGCGGCGGCGCGCAGAAAACCGGGGACTGGCTCAAGAGCCTGCCGGGCAAGGCCAAGGCCGGCGCGCAGGGCGCGGCCAAGGCGGCGGGTTCGGTGGCCAGCCGCGTCGGCGCGGGGCTGAAGCGTCTGCCCGGACTGGCGCGCGGTGGTATCGGCAGCGCGGCCAAGCTGGCCAGAACGGTGGCCCAACGCGCGGCGCCGCTGCTGAAAACCGGCGCCGGCGTGGCCAAGGCCGGCCTCGGCATCGGCAAGGAAGTGTTCAAGCGCACCGGTGGCCTGCTCAAGGCCGGCGTCGCCGGCTCGGTGATCACGGCGTTGGAGGCCGGCCAGGAAGCGTGGAACGTCAGCAAGTCCAATCGCAGCCAGACCGAGAAGAACAAGGAGTACTGGAAGATAGGCGGCAAGGCCGGCGGCTCCATCGGCGGCGCGGCGATGGGCGCGGCCATCGGCAGCATGATCCTGCCCGGCGTCGGCACCCTGGTGGGCGGCGTCATCGGCCACTTCGCCGGCAAATACGCCGGGGAATGGGCCGGTGGCAAGGTGGGCAACGCCATCCACGGCGCGGCCATGCCCGGCAAGGCCAAAGCGCCGGCGGCGGGCGGCGCGACGCCCGCGACCCAGGCGCCTGCGCAGCTTCAAGCGCAAGCCCAGGCGCGCAGCCAGCAGTTGCAACGCCTGCAGCAGGGCGGCGCGGCGGCCAGGGCGCCGGCCAAGAGCGCGGGCGGCGGCATGAACATCAGCTTCGCGCCGCACATCACCGTCAACGCCGGCGCGCCGGCGGGCGTCAAGCAGCAGGTGCAGCAGGCGATGCAGCTGTCCTTCGCCGAGTTCGAGCGCCTGATGCGGCGCTACGAGGCGGATAGGCAACGGCGTAGCTATAGCGCCCGCGCTTGAGCCGCGGAGCCTGGCGCGCTAGCGCGCCGGCTCCTGTTTCCACCTATTTGGAGGGCAACCCATGTACGCGGTACTGGGCAATATCGAGTTTGATCTGATCACGTATTTCGACGGCCTGGAACAGCGCAGCGGCAGCGACTTCGCCGAGCACGGCCGCATCGGCGGCAAGCCGGTGCTGCAATTCGTCGGCGACAAGCTGGACGAAATCCGCATCGACCTGGTGCTGCACGCCGCCTATTGCCAGCCGGATGAGGAGCTGAAGAAGCTGCAGGCGGCGCGGCAGCAGCATCAGGCGCTGGCCTTGGTGCTGGGCAACGGCGATTACAAAGGCCGCTTCGTCATCACCGAGCTGCAAAGCACCGGCCGCCAGACCGACCGCAGCGGCAGCCTGCTGGCGGTGGAAGCCCAGCTCAGCCTGCGCGAGTTCGGTGGCGACGCGCCGCCCAAGCCCAAGCCAGCGCTGGCCAAGGCCGGCGCCGGGCTGCCGGCGGGCAAGCTCAAGCTGCCGGCCGGGCTGGAGCGCTTCAAGGCCGACATCGCCGGCCTGGCCAAGGTGGTAGCCCAGGTCAAAAGCGTGGTGGGCAAGGTCAAGACCGTGATCAACACCGCGCGCGACATCCGTCAATTGGCCGGCCGCGATCCGGCCGCCGCGCTGGAAAAGCTGCCAGGCCTGCTCAAGGAGGTACAGGCGGTGGCGCCCGGCCTGCAAGTCAGCGCCGAGCAGATGGCGAAGTTCGAGCAATACAGCAAGCTGGCCGGCGACGCGGTGCGCGTGGGCCAGAGCCTGCAGCAGGCCAAGCTGAACATGAGCGCGATGGGCCGGCTGCTGGCCGGCACCCAGGCCGGCCAGGTGCTGGACAAGCTGGCCGCCTGCGAAGAAATCAACGGCCGCTCCGAAGTGGCCTTGCGCGAACTGGCCGAGCCGCTGGCCGGCCTGGCCGCCAAGGCCGCAGTGCGGCGCATCCTGAGGTGAAGCCATGTTCCTGAACCATGTGACTCAAGAAAATGAACGCTGGGACCAGATCGCCTGGCGCTATTACGGCGACGTCGGCCAGATGGCGCAGCTGATCGCCAACAACGCCCATGTGCCGATAGGCGAAACCCTGCCCGCCGGCCTGACCCTGGCGATTCCGGTGCTGGACGCCGCCGATAGCGCGGCGCTGGAGCAATTGCCGCCCTGGAGACGGCCATGAGCGACAGCCGCGTGCAAGACGTGCCGACCCCGGCTTTCGAGCTCAGCTACAACGGCAAATCCATCACCGCCGACATCGCCGGCCACGTGCTCAGCATCGCCTACACCGATCACCTGAGCGGCGAATCCGATGAACTGGATGTGGAGCTGGAGGACGTGGACGGCCGCTGGCTGGACAGCTGGTATCCGGACAAGGGCGCCACGCTGGCGCTCAAGCTGGGCTACCGCGGCGCGGCGCTGACGGCGGCGGGCAGCTTCGACATCGACGAAGTGGAATACCGCTCGCCGCCGTCCACCGTGCGCATCCGCGCGCTGGCCACCGGGGTGCAGCATCCGCTGCGCACCAAGAACGGCCGCGCCTATGAGCAGATCACGCTGCAAGCGCTGGCTCAGCGCATCGCCAAGCGCCACCGCATGAAGCTGCAAGGCAAGATCGAGGCGGTGAACATAGACCGGCTGACCCAGTATCACGAAACCGATCTGCAATTCCTGCAACGGGTGGCGGACCAGCACGGCTATGTCTGCAAGGTGATGGATAACAACCGCAAGCTGGTGTTCTGGAAGCGCAGCGACCTGATGCAGAGCGCCAGCGTGCGCCGCTACACCCCGGCCCAGCTGATGGGCTGGCAGGCGCAGGACCAGCTCAGCAAGGTGCCGGCCCAGGTGGACGTCAGCTATCACGATCCGGCCAAGCGCGTGCTGCGCACCGCCAGCGCGCGCGCCGACGCCAAGGCGCCGGGCGGCAAGGCCAGCAGCGCCGACACCGTCAAGCTCACCCGCAAGGCCGCCGGCAAGCGCCAGGCCGAGCAGATGGCCGCGGCGGAGCTGGAGCGCCGCCAGCTGGAGCGCACCCGCATGTCCGTCACCGTGGACGGCTCGCCGCAGCTGGCCGCCGGCAGCAATATCGATCTGGACGGCTTCGGCAAACTGTCTGGCCGCTACCAGATCCAGCGCGCCAGCCACCGCATCAGCCGCCAGGACGGCTATGTGTGCGAACTGGAATTGAAACGGGTGGCCGTCAGCGCCGCCCAGGATAAAAGGAAAACCCCATGAGCGACGTCCCCCTGCCGGAAGCGCTGGCCACCCTCAAGTTCGGCAGCGTCTCCGCCGTCGATGAAAACACCCAGCGCGTGCGGGTTCGGCTGCCGGAGCTGGGCAGCTTGCGCACCGCCTGGCTGCCGGTGCTCAGCCGCAAGAGCGGCCGCGACAAGGACTACTGGCTGCCGGACATCGGCGAGCAAGTGGCGGTGCTGCTGGACGCGCGCGGCGAGGACGGCGTGGTGTTGGGCGCCATTTTCTCCGCCGCCGACGCGGTGCCGGTGGCCAGCCGCGACAAATGGCATCGTCGCTTCGCCGACGGCGCGATTCTGGAATACGACCGCGCCGCGCATCAGCTCACCGTGCGCGGCGGGGTGAGCAAGGTGGTGGTGGAGGCGGGCGCCGAGATCACCCTCAAGGCCGGCGCCAAGGTCAGCATAGACGCGCCGGCCACCGAGATCAGCGGCACCTTGCTGGTCAAGGGCCTGCTCACCTATCAGGGTGGCCTGAACGGTTCCGGCGGCGGCGGCGCCAGCTTTGCCGGCAATATCAGCCAGAGCGGCGGCAGCTTCAACAATGCTGGCGGCGATGTGGTGGCCAGCGGCAAGAGCCTGGTCGGCCACGTGCATCCGGCGCCGGGCGGCATGACCGGCGGGCCGGTGTAAACACGGCGCTTAAGATCCGCCGCGGCGTCAAGCACCCAGCCCCGATGGCGAGAGCCATCGGGGCTGGGTTGCGTCTAGAAGCAAGGCTGTCAGATCAAGCGGTTCAACTCGCTGGCCGCGTTCAACTGCATCGCATGCAGCGGCTCCAGCATGAAGGCGAGATGGTTGCCCGGCGCGGCGTCGTCCTGGCACTGCCACAGCAACTGCAAGGCCGCGGCCAGGCTGGAGTTGGCGGCGTCCAGCTCCACCAGATGACGGCTGGCGATCTGATGGATAGATTGGTGGCAGCGGCTCAGCTCATCGATCACCGCGTCCAGCATGCTCAGTTCGGCATGTTGCCGCCGCAGCGCCTGCAGTTGGGCGATTGCCTGCCCCAGCTGATGCGTGGGCTTGCCGGGCAGCGTCTGGAGCGGAGAAGAGGGGGTTGCCAT